TTGATTTCTCGTTATCGAGACATATCTACCTATCCAGATGTGGATAATGCTGTTGAAGAAATCGTCACAGAGGCAATCGCTGCTGTGGACAGTGAAGACCCAGTCTATCTAGATTTAGAGAAGCTGGAGCTTTCTGATAGTATAAAGAAGAAAATTCGAGATGAGTTTGACGAGGTTATTTCTCTGTTGGATTTTAAAGACAGAGCACATGACATCTTCAGACGTTGGTACATTGACGGTCGTTTGTACTATCAAAAAGTTATTAACCCTGCACAACCCAAGCAAGGTATTCAAGAGCTAAGATACGTTGATCCTCGTAAAATTAGAAAAGTACGAGAAGTTAAGAAGGATAAGTTACCTTCAGGTGTTGAGGTTATTAAGTCAATAGATGAGTTTTTCATCTATAACGAAAAAGGCTTAAACTACACTGCAGGGACCAACCCTAATAATAACAACGGTATTAAGATTGCTACAGATACAATTACATTCGTACCGTCTGGTCTTTTAGACCTAGATAGAAACGTTGTACTGGGTTATCTGAATAAGGCTATTAAGCCTACCAATCAGCTAAAGATGATGGCTGATTCACTGGTCATCTACCGATTGAGTAGAGCACCAGAGAGAAGAATCTTTTATATTGACGTAGGTAACTTACCTAAGTTAAAAGCCGAGCAGTACATGAAAGACATCATGGCCCGGTACCGTAATAAGATCATCTATGATTCTACGACTGGTGAGATCAAAGACGATCGTAAGTTTATGACTATGTTAGAAGACTTCTGGTTACCTAGACGTGAAGGCGGTCGCGGTACAGAGATTACAACACTACCTGGAGGAGAGAACTTAGGTCAGATTGCTGACATTGAGTACTTCCAGAACAAAGTATATCAGTCATTGAATATTCCGCTATCTAGATTCCAACAGAACTCTGGATTTAATTTCGGAAGACAAGCTGAAATCTCTAATGATGAGATTAAGTTTGCAAAGTTTATCGGTAGACTGCGTAGAAAGTTTAACGCGTTGTTTGATGATCTGTTAGAGACACAATTGGTATTGAAGGGTATTATTACCCCTGAAGACTGGGATGGTATTAAGTCAAAGATTGACTATAAGTATGCTCAAGATCAGTATTACCAAGAGATGAAGAATGCCGAGAACCTTCGCAATCGGGTTGACGTTCTTAACCAGATGTCACCGTATGTTGGTATCTACTACAGTAAGACGTATATTCGTAAGAATATTCTTAAACTATCTGATGATGAGATTGCACAAATAGAAAAAGAAAACGAAAAAGACCCGGTTGAGATTCAGCCAGGTATGCCAGGATCGGAGCAAGCAGCCGCGCTTAGTCGCGAAACTAACGCCGCTCCAGACCAATAAATAATATATCATTAGGAGAACATTGTGGATACTACAGAAATTATTAACAAGATGATTGATGATATCATCGACGGTAACAATACAGATGCAAAGGACGGCTTTGAATCCGCTCTTTCAAATAAATTAACTGATGCTTTAGATGCAAGAAAAATTGAGTTAGCTCAATCCATTTACACCAAGGAAGAAGACAATGAACCTGTTCCATCTGAGGAATAAGTTAGACGAGAAACATCTTACTCCTGCTGAAATGAAGAAGCGGGAAGAAGTTGCCAAGGCTATTAAAAGAGAAAACCCAGGTATGCCCATGGGTATGAAGATGGCTATTGCAACTAAGACAGCCAAGAGAGTGGCGGAAGAACAAGATCCTCGCGAGTACGATTATGAAGGTGATATGGCTAAGTCTCAATTGAGAGCCATTATTGCTAATGCACAAACCGTTCATGATATGCTTGAAGATGAAACTAACATTGCTGAATGGGTTCAGAGTAAAATTACTTTGAGTGCCGATTACATGAGTACTGTAAGAGATTACATGCAAGCAAATAAAGAAGAGTAAAAATGGCAACTAACAAATATATTCTTAAGAATACCAGAAGACAGGCTGCTGCTAAAGTAGTTTCAGACGGTATTGGTAACTCAACCATTACATATACAGATGTAAAGTATGCAGATCAAACTATTCCTTTGACAACGGCTGGTAACTTAGTCTGGACTATTTCTGATATTGTTTATGATGTAGCTAACTTTGCTAACATAGTAAGAAACGGTAACGTGGTGTTTACAATGAGCGCTGGGCAAGGTACTGTTAGTCTTTCGAGAGATTTAGGTGTGGTGTTGGATGAACAAGCCCACGCTAACGTTACTATTCATACTGGTACAGGTAATAGTTCTGTTATACTACAGTTCACCAAAGGCGAAGGCTTTAATGACCCTAATCGTCAAATCTTACAACAACCGGATCGATAATGAAACTCATTACAGAAATGAATCAGGATGTAAAATTCCTGACAGAAAAAAAAGAAGACGGTACAAAATCTGTTTACATCGAAGGTATCTTCATGCAAGCAGAGAAACCAAACCGCAATGGTCGAATCTATGGTAGGGGTATTATGGAACGTGAAGTTCAAAAATACCAAGAACTTATCAACGAAAAGCGCTCATTGGGCGAATTAGGTCATCCTCCTAACCCTTCAATTAACCTTAACCAAGTATCACATATGATTACTGGTCTTAAGTTTGAAGGTAATGATATTTACGGTAAAGCTAAAATCTTAGATACCCCCATGGGTAAGATTGCAAAGAACTTTATTGAAGAAGGTGTTAGACTAGGAGTCTCATCTAGAGGTTTAGGTTCTGTTAAGTTAAACAAAGAAGGTGTTAATGAAGTTCAAGATGACTTTCATTTAGCTACCGTTGATATTGTAGCCGATCCTTCTGCCCCTGATGCCTTTGTACAAGGTATTATGGAATCAGCTGAATGGATTCTAGAAAATGGTGTTTGGAAAGCAGTTCAGATCGAACAGGCTCAGAACCTTATTAGGAAGGCATCTAAAGCAGACCTAAATAAAGTGAAATTACAAGTATTTGAACAGTTCTTACGAACTATCAAGTAATTAATTTATATAAATATAAACGTTAAACATACTCTTAGGAGACCAAGGATGTCAGTAGAGAACAAAATTAAGCAGTTGCTAAGCCGTGCAAACGGAACTGAGCAATTGACTGAAGAGACGTCAATCGACGAAGCTTCAGAGACAGTAGTTGCAGATGGTAAGCCCACTGTAAATACAGCAAAAGATACTTCCAAAGCCGGTCAAGGTTCTGGTCAGGGTGATACATCTATGCCCAGACAAGGTTCATCGAAAGATGCAGACATGGAAGAAGTCATGGACGCTACTGGTAAAAACAGTGCTTCTGCCAAAGCTTCTAAAGAAGTAAATCCCTTACCCATGAAGGGTGATGCTAAGTCTGTAAAGACTCAGGCAATGGAGGAGACAGAAGAAGAAGGCGAGACAATCACAGAGGCAGAAACTGTTGACATTAAAGCTCAACTAGATTCTATCTTTGGTGAAGATCTTTCCGAAGAATTCAGAACAAAAGCTACTTCTATTTTCGAAGCCGCCGTCATTGCTCGTGTTAATAGCGAGATGGAGATGGTCACTTCTAAGTTGGAAGAGCAAACAGCTACTCAATTGGTAGAGTTTAAAGAAGCTCTTGTTGAGAAGGTTGATGGTTATTTGAACTATGTTGTTGAACAGTACATGGAAGAAAACAAGTTGGCTGTAGAGTCTGGCTTGAGAACTGAGATTGCTGAAGACTTTATCCAAGGCATGAAGACATTGTTCAAAGAGCACTTTATCGAAGTGCCAGAAGAAAAATACGACGTACTAGAAGAGATGCAGACTAAGTCACAAGACTTGCAATCACAACTAGATGAGTCAATTACACAAAGCATTGAGCTTGCCAAGGAATTGAATGCACTTAAAGCAGCAGCAATTCTTGACGAGCAAACAAAGGATCTTGCCGCAACTGAGGCTGAAAAGCTGAAGAAATTAATTGAGGGTGTAGACTTTGATTCAGAGGATCTGTATCGCGAGAAAGTATCTGTCATTAAGGAAAATTACTTCCCCAAGACATCTAAGCAATCTCCAGAAAAGATGCTCGTTGAAGAAAGCGGTACTAATCCTTCCGCCTTCATCGATAACAATAGCATGATGTCCAGATACGTTGATACTCTCTCAAGAACTATCAAAACTCGTTAAATTATAAATAAATAACAATTCCCAACAGAAGGAGAACAGGTAATGTACCTATCAGAAAATATCCAAAAGAAGTGGGGTGCCATTCTCGAGCACGCCGATCTTCCTGAGATCAAAGACAACTACAAGAAGACTGTTACAGCCATTCTTTTAGAGAACCAAGAGAAAGCTCTTCACGAAGAGCGCCAGATGCTAAACGAGTTGGCTCCTGCCAACAGTATCGGTGACGGCACTACTGGTGTTGCTAAGTATGACCCGATCATGATCGGTCTCGTACGCCGTGCAATGCCTAACTTGATGGCTTATGACATCTGCGGCGTTCAGCCTATGACTGGCCCAACAGGCTTGATCTTCGCTATGCGTTCCGTATACGGTAACACACGTACTGTTGCAAACGGTACTGAAGCGTTGTTCAACGAAGCTGATACAGACTTCTCGTCTTCAAGCTTCACATCTGCACTCGCTGCTGATGGTACACCATTGAACGGCACACACGCTGGTTCAGATCCAGTTGCAGCTTCCGGTTACACAACTGGTCGTGGTATGTCTACAGCACAAGCTGAAGCCTTGGGTGATTCTTCATCTAATGCCTTCGGTCAAATGGGCTTCTCAATTGACAAGACTACTGTGACTGCTCAGTCACGTGCTCTGAAAGCTGAATACACTCTTGAACTTGCTCAAGACTTGAAGGCTGTTCACGGTCTGGATGCTGAATCCGAATTGTCTAACATTCTTTCACAAGAAATTATGTTTGAAATTAACCGCGAAGTTGTTCGTACAATCTATACAGTTGCTAAAGCCGGTTCACCTGCTACTGCTACTGCCGGTACTTTCAACCTTGACGTTGACTCCAACGGTCGTTGGTCTGTAGAGCGTTTCAAAGGCTTGTTGTTTAACATCGAGCGCGACGCTAACCACATTGGCCAAGACACTCGTCGCGGTAAAGGTAACTTCATTGTTTGCTCTGCTGACGTAGCTTCCGCATTGGCCATGGCCGGTGTGTTGGATTACACTCCTGCATTGTCTACAAACT